GCTCAAGGTCTGGGTGCTCCTCCTGACTTCCTGCTGAACTACCAGTCACGGGAGGACATCGATGAGAAGGCTGCTAAGGAAACGCTGATGCAGCTGCGTCAGTCTCGTGGCTATCTGACTGAGCAGGATCTGAGGGGAGTGTCTCCTAAGGTCTATCAGGAAATGATTGGGTATGTGCGTCAGGACGAAGACCTGGCTAAGCCCAGTGAGGAGATGGCGAAAGATGTCAAATCCGAGATTGAATCCAGGGTCAGTGCATACCGTCAAGAGACTGAAGGTCAGAAGGACAAGTCTCCTGAGTGGCATAGAACTAGAAGCGACGCTCTTGATGGGTTTGCTCGTTATTACCGAGAGAACATCCGTAACGGGATGACCCCTCAACAGGCCCGTGATGCGGCCTTGATTCGGGTACAAAAGAACCTGGATGTAGGTAGCTACGGTCAGCCCCTCAAAGCTAATCTCAATCAGCAGGCACTTCGTAATTACCAACGTGCTGCAGATGCCGTCAGAGCAAACAACAATATCATCAACACTTCTGTTATTCCTGGCACTGAGGCAGCCCTGCAACAGGCCAAAGCATACGCTGATGGTAAAACAAATAACCTTCCAGAGATTTACAGTCAGATAGCTCAACATGTGCGTGGTTACACTGCATGGGACATCGCTAATGCCCAGCTCCAAGCTGCAGGACTTGGTGGCCTCATCAAGCCCCGCGTAGAGCAGGCTGTCGATCAGCTCGATCCAACCCTACGTCCGTTGCTGACCTGGCGTCCTACTGCTGCTCGTACTAATCGTGTCGCTCTACAGACTGGTTGGAAGCAGTTCCTCGACTTGATTGCAAGCGAAGAGTCCGCATCCTACGGACACTACGACGCTATGAACCGTGGTGGTGCAGCTGGTGGAACAGTTGCCTACGGTTCTGCTAACAGCATCAATGTGTTTGGTCGTGGTCTCTCACAGATGACCATTGGTGAAGTGATGCAGCTCCACAAGCAAGGCAAGCTCCACGCTGCTGGTCGCTATCAGTTCATCGCCTCTACCCTTAACGAAGTGATGACCAAAGGTGGATTTACCCGCCTACATGGTCTCACTGCTAACGATGTCTTTGACGCTAGCAACCAGGACAAGCTGGCTGTAGCGTTGGCACAACATGTTATGACTGCCACAAACAGCAGTCTCTCTGGATTGCGTGGTACCTGGATTGGATTGAAGAAGGTACCTGATGCAACGCTTCAGAATGCCGTCAACAATATCCGTGTTCAGTCCCCATTCAATCGTCCAGAGAATCTCCACCCACGACTTGTCTATCGGATTGGTAATCGAGGCTATGGTTCTACGGGACCACACCTTGATGTCAAGCCAGTAGTAGCTGGTGGAACAAGTACTAGCGGAAGCCTTCCTGCCATGACTGCCAGTCAGCTGGATCAGTATGTGACGGTAGGTACAGCACAACGGCCACTATCCCAAGGGACGGTGACTACAGATGACGACAGAAAACATAGGAATCGAGGTAGCTATGGTCATGACTTTGCTGCACCTGATGGGACACCGGTGTTCCTGAGGAATGGAGCAAGAGTTGTCGGAACCTACAAGGGTGACGGTGGAACAGACCACACCATTATCGAACTTCCTGATGGGCGTCGTTATCAATTCTTACACGGGCTTAATGCCTAACAACTATTACTACGGTAACCATGGCTATCGATCCAAATGCGGTTGACAACGCCAGCCTTGAAAGTGCAAGTAGAGGCGTGGACAAGATCATCCGAGAAGAAGAAGAGGAGAAGCGACGCCTCGCAGAACAAGAAGCTCTAGCCAAGCAAAAAGCTGAACAAGAAGCAGCAATCTCCAAGGATAGCCACGCTGCTAAGCCTGCCAACGAGTTTGGTGCAAAGGAGAACTTCAAAGAGATCGGCAACGCTCTTGTCGGTGGTGTGCGGGACACGGCGTCCTCTATCGCCACTGCTCCTGAGCGAGCAGCCGACATGGCTAACGGTCAGATGGAAGCCCAGCAGAAACAAGACGCTGGGTATAAGCCTGACTGGGATCCCCTTGGTGGTGATAAGAACCCGATCACTAAGACGTGGTGGGGCAACCTACTTCGGGGTGGTGTTCACTTCGGGACCATGGCACTTGCTATTGCTGGTGCCTCCCGTATCCCAGGTGTTAGGGGTGTTGTCGGTAAGGCAGCAGCTACAGGTGTCGGTAAGGCCATCGCTGGTAATACCCTTGCCCGTGCTGCTGCTGTGGGTGCTGCAAGCGATCTGGTCTCTGAGTACTCCCAAGATGACAACGCTACTGGAGCCCTGGCTAAGCGGTTCCCCCAGCTCGATAACCCTCTAGCAACCCACGACGCTGATCACCCAGCGATGAAGACCCTCAAGAATGTTGTTGAGGGTATGGGTATTGGCCTTATCTTTGATGGTATAGCATTGGGTATCGGTGCTACACGCAACCGTCTAGGCAAGACTAACAAGCCAGATCGAGAAGCCCTGCAAGCTATTGATGCTCGCTTTGAATCCCGCAGGGCTGCAGCTGAAGACGCTGCAAAGGTTGCCGTCGATAGGAACCTCCGTCAGCTAACTACTCAGAAGCTCTTTGAGAAGGGTGGAGACTTCAACGCTCTCAGTGAAGCGGACCAGATTGCTGCAATGAAGCAGGTTGCTAAGAAGCACAAAGGCTTTGAGTCCTGGACTCCGCCTGGAGAGGACAACATCTCTCGTGCTGTCCGAAAAGCTGATGAGCGTTCTAAGAGTGTCGATGACCAGATCATCGAAAAGGGTGAGATTGAGATGGATGACCCGGAGTTCCGTGGTCACAAAAACAAACCTATTGCTGACTCCTGGCAAGGGTCCCCTAACTCTACTGGTCGTGCCTACGACGTAGCTAAGCAGGCTAAGCGAGTCAGCCGTGAGTGGGGAGCAGAGAACGGATCAACCGATTCTCTTGTTACCCCAGCTGCTGCTGAGCGTATGTCGTTCCTGTCTGACATCGCTCCAGAGGCCCACGAAGCTATTGCTCGTGATCTTCTTGGTGATGCCAGGTATGAGAGTCTTCTTGGTGAATTGAAGGCACGAAGGCTGTCTACTGCTGACATCTTTGGTGACGCCCTGGATCGACTCCATGAGGTGGTCAAAGGCCGTAACACCGATGGTCTAACCCCTGAGGAATTCTGGGAACCTGTCATGCGTCATCAGGCTATGACTGGTGGTGAGGACAATCTTGCCTACTGGGCTACCCGTGAGGTAGTCGCTGCTGACCTGATCAATGCCTCGCTGTTCAAACAGATCCGTGACCTAGCTACAGCCTCTCGTGAGATCCAAGGTGTTGCAGATGTACTGGATGTAGACGGTCCAATGAAGACCATGCGTGATCGTCTGATCATGGGTCTTTCAAACGTTAAGCGTTCCCGCTACCTCGTCTCTGATACCTTCAGGGATCTACAACTTCGTAACAAAGCCCAGGCAACTGCAGCCAAGAACAAACGTCTTGCAGAGCTTCACGGTGAGACCGTAGAGGCTGTGGACACGATGATTGCCATTGCTGCTAAAGCAAAGACTGATGACTTCCTTCAGGCAGTGCTGGAAGCCTTCTCGATGTCTAACAAGATCAGTAACTTCGATGATCTTGACAAGTGGATGCGTGGTCGTCTGCTTGGTATGACCACCGATGAAGGAGTTGCCAAGACTGGAGCCCTTGTGAAGGAGCTGGAAGCCGTGATGGTTCACAGCATCCTCAGCGGCCCTAAGACCCCTGTTCGTGCCCTTCTGGGTACTGGTACCGCAACCTTCACCAGACCGCTCTCCATGGCGATTGGGAGCCTCGTGAGGGGTGATATTACAACCATGCGAGCCTCCCTTGCTTCTAGCAATGCAATGGTTCAGGCAATACCTGAGGCATTCAACCTCTTCAAGACGAAGCTCAACGCTTACTGGACTGGTGACATCGCTACTGTGCGTAGCCGCTTCTCCGAGTATTCAACTGCTGATGAGCAGTGGAAACTGATGGAGTGGTGGGCCAATGAAAGGGGCAGTAAGGGAGATCAGGCTGCCTTCTGGATGGCAGACATTGCCAGGAAGATGAACCACAATAGCTTCTTCACCTACTCAACAAAGCTCATGGCTGCCACTGATGATGCCTTCGGGTACATCCTTGGTCGTGCTAGGGCTCGTGAGAAGGCGCTGAGGGAAGCACTGGACATGCACAAGGTTGGTGACCTTCCTGTCGTCAACAAAGAAGTTATCGGTGAATTTGAAGACCGCTTCATGAAGGATATCTTCGATGCAGATGGTAACATCACTGACGAAGCTCTGAAGTTTGCCCAGAAAGAGGTGACCCTTACCCAAGACCTGTCTGGGTTTGGTGAAGGTCTGGAGAAATTGATGAACTCAGCTCCTTGGACAAAGCCGTTTTTCCTATTTGCTCGTACTGGTATTAACGGCCTTGAGCTAATGGCTAAGCATATGCCAGGTATCAGCCTACTTGTGAAGGAGTCACGAGACATTCTTTACGGATCTGCTGACAACTTGGTGGCATTGAAGAAGTACGGAATCGAGACAGCTACAGATCTTGAGAACGCTAAAGCACTGATGCTTGGGCGACAAGCTGTAGGAACCGCAGTCGCGTTTATGTCTATTCAGAAGTTTATGAATGGTGAACTGACTGGTAATGGGCCTACTGATCGTCAGAAACGTAAGGTCTGGGAAGATGCTGGATGGAAACCTCGTTCAATCAAACTCGGTGATGCTTGGGTGACTTATGATGCCTTGGAACCGTTCAACGGCATACTGGCCGCCATCGCTGATGTTGGTGACAACTTAGAGCTGATGGGTCCTGAGTGGGCTGAGCTTAATTTTGCACGAATTGCCTTGATCATTACTCAGGGTGTTGTTAGTAAGTCTTACCTGTCAGGCATCAGCAGCTTGATGGATGTGGTATCTGGAGATCCTGCAGCACTAGGTAAAATTGGTGCCAACATCTCTAACAACGTAATTCCTTTTGCTGGTCTTAGGAATGAGCTTGGAAAGCTGTTTACTCCCTATACCCGCGAACTCAATAGCAGCATTACAGATGCTATCCGTAACCGCAACCTCATCTCTGAGCACCTCACTAATGATCCCCTGCCAATCAAGTACGACATCCTGACTGGCAAGCCTATCCGGGATCACGACTTCCCGACTCGGATGTTCAACATGATCTCTCCTGTTCAGTTCA